TGGCCCCGTTCGTGCCTTATCTTCGTCCAGCTTGACAAGTGCGGGGTCTCGCTCGGTCTTGCTCGGCACTGTGACTTTGGCAATGTCAGCAAATGTCGGCTTTGGCGCAACCCATTCGGCTTTTAAACCTTGACTTCCGCGAGTACACCACTCGGCTAAAAATTTCTCCAAAGGCCAATTGAGTTTGAAAGCCTCCTTCCTTGCACCTTCAAGAACGGTTTTTGTGATCGGTGCTTTTTTGCTTTTCCGCAAAGAAACCCAATCGTTCCAAACTTGCTCACAAACATCAAGTGGGCAAGCAACGACAGTTGCGCTTTCTCTCTTTGGTTTATGGTTAATGGTTAGTGGTTCTTGGTTAGGTGGAGGTTCGTCTACGATTTGTAAACGGTTCGTGCTTTTCTCTTTACGCTTTGTTTCCCTATCAATAGCGATTCGTTTGTTTGTGTCTGCGTTTTTGTGATACTGCAAGAGTTCTTCAAGAATGCGATCTTGCACATATTGCCCATCAGATGACAGCTTAAAGAACCTACTGAGAACAAATTTAACCGCATCAATTTCGGCCTCTGTTGATGCCCAAGTCCAATCTATTGCCTGTTCAAGCGTTGGAAAAACCTCACGGTCATAACACGCATCAATTAGAAGCGTGTACGCACCGTGTTGAAGCATAGTCAAACGACCCGTTTTTTTGGCGTAATCGCCAAGATTTCTCTTGTAGTAGTGCATAAAGCATCTCCGCAAATCTCCCAGAAAAGAAACTACGGCAGGCGGGGAGTTCGCTTTTCGGTGGAGTAGCTACTCTCCACCTATCCGTGTTTCAACAATCTTACATCAAAAACAGTTTGTTGTGCAATTGCTACCGTAACAACAAGTCGTGCAGGTAACGATGCGTCCACCCGACATGATTGTGTGAGTGGTGCAAGATGCCCATGCCAAGCTGACAGACAGAGCGAACCAAATTCCTACGAGTGCTTTCATGATGTTCCTTCGGGTTTTTTACCAATGAGCCATTTCGGTGAGGGTTTGCACCGTTCTTCTAAGAGCATTTCTCTTTGAAAATCCTTTGTACAGTCCTCACAGATGTGGACGGGTTCAGCAACGATTTTGGCGTAGCCGACCCATTCACGATACTGCTTTTCAGATGGGAAGCAATGAGGAAACATGATTCATTGTGCTAGATGTTGTATTTTTGCACATTAGGGAAAGTCCTAATGCACATTGCTAAATGTAGTGATACAGTACATTCATTCCCCAGCACAACGCATAGGGTCTATTAGAGGAAACACATGAAAAATCTAACCTACACCACCGAAGTCCACTCAATCGACTACGGTTATCTCACGGTCGAGTACGACTATTTCGAGTCCGATGATTCTGTCGGTCTTAGCGAAACCTACGATTGGTTTGCCTATACGGTCGAAGCGTTTGAAGATGAACCCGTCGGAACCGAAGTCACCTACGAACTGACTGCCGCAGATCAAGCATCAATCTATGCACAGATCAAGAAACACCATATCGCCATGCTGGAGGATTTCCATGCGTAACAGAACCAAATTCCCCCGCACATTTAACGAAGCATTCCCCAACTCATTGGAGAACGGTGCTTGCATTGAGATTCATGTAGCGCAATTAACCTTAGCCGACAAGGTAGTGCGTGTGGTGAGCCTCATCGGTCTTATCGTGCTTGCCCTTGACTGTTTTATTTGGAGACCCTAATGGACGCTGATTACATCATCAACTCTGTCAAACAAACCTCAGAGACCCTCTACCGCAATGGCGATGCCGATCAAGTCGAAAGACTGCTGTACCGCATTCAGATGTTGGAAAGCCACATTCGCGTGTTGGTCAACCACATTGATAACGCCCGTGACGAAATCAAAACCCTTCAAACTGAACTCATTGCAAAGGAATCCAAATGAAAAACATCGCCACCGCTTTGGTCAAAGCACAAAAGGCTTTTGGGCCAGCTTTAAAGACCGCTACAAACCCTCATTTCAAATCACGCTACGCTGACCTATCCGCTTGCGTTGAGGCCGTTATGGACGGTTTAAACGACAACGGGATAGCACTCATTCAGAAATGCTATGACTGCGCCAATGGCGTGATGGTCGAGACGATGTTTGTTCATGAGTCCGGCGAGATGTTGGAGTGCGGGATTCTTCATGTACCCGCAAGCAAGCAAGACCCACAAGGGTACGGTTCAGCACTGACATACGCTCGCCGCTACAGCTTGATGGCAGCGTGTGGCATCGCGCCGGAAGATGATGATGGTAATGCCGCAAGCAAAAAGATTGAAAAGCCTACCGTTCTGATTGCCCCTTTAATCGCTTCCATAGATGCCGCCACCACAGAGGATGAATTGAAGGCAGCTTACTTTGAGGCCATTAAGGTAGCCGGACACGATGCCGCAGCTAAGAATGCAATTATTGTTGCCAAAGACTTGAAGAAAGCGAGTCTGTAATGGAACAAGGTAGCGAAGCATGGATAAAAGCCCGTTTGGGCAAAGTGACGGCCTCTCGCGTCTCCGATGTGATGGCAAAGCTAAAGACGGGGGGTTATGGTGCGTCACGGGACGATTACATGGCCCAACTGATTTGTGAGCGTTTAACGGGTGAGGTAGCTGAGTCTTTCACCAATGCAGCAATGGCATGGGGTACAGAAACCGAGCCAATGGCCCGAGCGCACTACGAAATGGTCAATTCAGTGTTGGTCGATCAAGTGGGGTTCATTGCTCATCCGGACATTGAAATGGCTGGAGCCTCTCCCGATGGGATTGTGGGCAATGGAATCATTGAGATCAAGTGTCCCAATACTTCCACCCACATCGACACACTGCTAAACAAAAAGGTTCCCGCAAAGTACATCAAGCAGATTCAGTTTCAGCTTCGGTGTACGGGTAAAGAATGGTGCGATTTCGTTTCCTTTGACCCAAGACTAAAAGGGTTGGAAATGTTAACCAAACGAGTCGAGAGAGACGAGAAGCTAATCAGCGAAATGGATGCCGAAGTGGTGAAGTTTCTCGCTGATCTTGACACAAAAATCAACTTACTTTTGAAAGAAAAAAATGGCACTGCTTAAAGAAATCACAGTTGTTGCGGGTTCATACACCAACGCAAAGGGTGAAGAAAAGAAACGATACATCCGCATTGGGTCAGTAATTGACACAAGGAACGGCCCTATGCTGAAACTCGATGTAATGCCCATCTATGCGGGGTGGGACGGTTGGGCATACATGAATGACCCAAAGCCCAAAGAGCATAAAGGCTTACCAGCCGATAACGATGAGGATATTGGGTTTTGAGTCCGGAAGATGAAGCGTTTGAAGAACTCAGTCGCAGACAAGGCGATTGGGGACTTCAAGGGTCGCGCAAACACCAAATAATCCGATACGCTGAAACCAATGCGCGAAATGAAGTGATTGAAGAAGTCGCCCAACACATTGAGAAATGCACTCTAGCGTTTGGCAAAGACACCATTCAGTCGTTTACTGCTTATGTGAGGAACATGAAGAAATGAAAGCACCCCCTCCGAGCAAAGAACTTTGTCTCATGATGGCAAAGATCAACTATCCCCGTGATTCAACACTTAGTTGGACATGGCTATTTGCATGGGGATTCCATGAAATGTATGTTGATGGTTGGTATGAGGATTGGAGACCAAATGCCGCCTAAAAACAAAAAGATCATCAAGATCAATGCCATATCACAAGCGTACTTGATTAAGGCAATGCTTGACGGGACGCTGACTTGTAAAGAGTTAGCAGAGGAAACGGGATTGCATTATGTGACTGTTCTTCAATATACGAGAGAGCTTCATGCGGTGGGTGCTGCACATATCTGCTTTTGGGAGAAGGACATTCTTGGACGGGATTCCATTAAGGTCTACAAGATCGGTATAGGCAAAGACGCAAAGCGAGAGAAGATGACGGGCGCACAGCGTCAAGCACGAAGCAGATCAAAGCGGTACAACATTGAAATGAATCAGAGGATGGCAGCATGACTAAAGAACAAGCCCTACAAATCATCAAGCTGTTGTCAGCTATGGAATCATGGTCATTCGCAGACAATCACCGAATGCCCGACTACCTGTATGAACAAATTGAAAAAGCTATGGCAGTGTTGGAACGAGAGGTGCTGAAATGACACAAGACGAAATCATTCAAATGGCAAGACAGGCGGGCTTTGACGAACACCATGCAAAGTTTGATACACGCATTGAAACCTTTGCCAAGCTGGTGGCAAAGAAAGCCACAGAAGAAGGTAATGCAAGAACATTGGCCGCACTTATGAGAATCAAAGGCGAAGCATGACTAAAGACGAACTATTAAAAATATTTGATTTAGCAACAATGCAACACACAGATTACGGCTATGAGACATTAAGGTCAAAAGTGCAAGAGATTGCAAGAGAAGCCTTGGCAGAACACGCCATGCAAGAGGTGCAAAGGCTTGGGCAAGAGATTGAGCAAGAGCCTGTGGCAGATGCTTTGTATTTTGCCCGTTGGACTACCGACAAAAAAGACTTGTCAGACTACATCCTAGTTGGGTCACTTACTTTAGCGGGAATTGAAGATGGAGAATATGGGGCATCAGAAATTGACCCGCTAGACAACACTATTGATGCGTTGCAAGAGAGGCTAGTGACTGGAAGTGACCATAAAAAGGTTCCGTTATTGGCCTACATTGGCGCATTAAAGCCCACCACACCACAGCGCAAGCCGCTGAGTGCAGAACAAGTGAGCGAAATTTGTGCAGAGTGGACTGACGAAAACGGCAACACGGGTTCATTTGGTCGCCGTCAAATCGCCCGAGCCATCGAAGCCGCACACGGCATAAAGGAGAACACATGACACACACTGAAGCAAGGGCACTTGCAAGTCAATTCGGCACTCGTATGTGCGATGAAAATGGAGACACCCACGGTGAAGAACTGTATTGTTTTGATTTGGATGACATCATTGCACTTAAAGAAACCTTGGCACAGCCAGAGCAAGAGCCTGTGGCGTGGATGTATGTAAACACAGACGGAGAGTGCGAGCAGATTGAATATGGAGAGCCATTTGATGACCCTAGCACGACTCCCCTTTACACCACCGCACCACAGCGCACAGAGCAAGAGCCTGTGCAAGAAATAGTTCCAGAGGGAGTGATTACAGCTATTCGAAACGAAGGCTTGACGCTGGTGAAAGACTTGCGAGGCTATCGACTCATGCGCTTGGGCAAAGTTGAAGCACAAGCCACCCCACCACAGCGCACAGAGCAAGAGCCTGTGGCGATTCTTAACCATGCCCACGGTGTGCATACATTTCGCAATGTCAACCTCAAGGGGTTGCCCGATGGCGAGTATTTGATTTATACCCACCCAGCACAGCGCACATGGGTAGGGCTGACATTTGCTGAGATATGCGAATGTGAAAATGACTATTTGCACCTTTTTGCCCGAGCCATCGAAGCCAAACTCAAGCAAAAGAACGGCTACGCCGAGGAGAAGAACACATGAGCAAAGAAGAGGCACTTGCCATCATCAAGTTGTTGTCGGCATTGGAGTCATGGGCATTTAGCACAAAGAATATGCTCCCCGACTATTTGCACGATGACCTTTGTACGGCAGTAAAAAAACTTGAAAACATTGTTTTGGAGAAGAACACATGAAAGCACGACAAGTATTCCACGCACTGATGTCCTCTAAGGGCTATACAGATGCCGATTTAGCAATGGATGGAGACAAGTACACCAACCCTGCTATGCAAGGACGTTGGAACTATTTTTTAGCAGGGTGGGAAATGCGGGGGGTAATGTGATCGAGACCATCATCACAATCTTTGCTTTGGGGTTCTTAGGAATCGCTCTAGCTGTTTTTTTTATCTGTTTTATGGTTTGGCTTGCCCTCAATGAATCCTAAGAGTACGAATAACTCCGGCATGAAGTGTCCCGAGTGCAAAGCAATCTCGTTTGTTCAACACACGAAAACTGAGGAAAATATGCTTGTCAGACGAAGGGAATGCTACAACGGGCATCGCTTTATCTCACATGAAAATGTCCTCAGAATGGTCAAGCGTCACAAGACCGATAAGGCTTGATTGGTGTGGTTTATTCTGTCATCAAGACCAATAGTGCCGCCGTTGATCTTCTTTGTGAGACCCGTCCAATTGGCCTCCTCCGCGAGACGGTTGCAGTCGTGTGTAGACCAAAACCATCCCGCAGTGAGTGCCGCATATTTGGGTGTGGCGACTAGATCGGGTTCCATCACGAAGTCAGCACCTAAGGCTTGTCCGGCATGATAGTAACCGCTATGTCCGGTCAATTGGACAGCACCCCTTCCCCTAAATCGCCATCCATCCCCGCTTGCCTCATCTCGGTTTCCCATGCGGTTGGCATAGACCATATTGGCGATCTTCTTAGGGTTTCGTGCGTACTGATTAGCAAAGTCCAAAGTGGGGAACCGCTTAGGCCACAGCTTCATGAGCGTTTCAGCGCGGTAATTTAGGTTTTCAGATAACAGCTTGAAATTTCCACTTTCATGTTGACACTGAGCAATAAATGCGGCTTGTTGTCTGCGTGTTTCAATTTTAAATTTTTCAAAAGTTTCATTGATTGGGTCTACCCACTCAGAACCAATATGAAGTTTTTGTAATTGAATAGCCGTAATCATTGGAAAACTCCTATAATTTCGCAACGGCCCGATGCGTCAACACCGAGCCGTCACTTCCCATACCACTGCATGAAGGTGCAACAGCATGAACGAAATAGATTTTACAAGTTTGAAAACCCGCCTTTGTTATGACCCACAGACGGGAAAGTTTACTTGGCTTGTTAGAGTAAACAGCAAAGTCCCATCCGGTTCTATTGCTGGCAATATTATGAGTACTGGGTATTTGCATATCACCATCAAAGGTAAAAAAATTTTGGCGCACAGACTTGCTTGGTTTTATACCTATGGAGTATGGCCTACTAATCAAATTGACCATATAAATGGTAAAAAACTTGATAACCGCATAAACAATTTGCGTGATGTTTCTGCATCTGAAAATTTGAGCAACCGACACAAAACGGGTGGCAACAATCCTTATATTGGTGTGTCTCGTATTAAAGACACATTGTTGTGGCAAGCGCATATAGGATTTGATGGAAAACAAAAAAATCTTGGCAGATTCAAAACAGCAGAACTTGCGCATATAGCTTATCTTGATGCCAAAAAGATTTACCATCCTACTGCACCGCATTTATCTGTTGCCTAACCGTTTCGTAAGCAGAAATGCAGCTATTTAGCTGTGCTGTGTTTCTGTCCCCTTGAGCCACTATTTCGGCGATTGCTGCGAGTGTTGCTCGTTCGGAGTCAGTAGTTTCATAAACCGGTCGGTTAGGTTCACTTCTTTCTTTTGTGCTATCTCCGGCGGGAGTGGGGGCATTTGCGGGGGCTTGTACGCAACTTGTGGACGGGAGGCGCAACCGACCATCACGAATAGCGCGATCAAGACTAGACTGCTTTTGATTAATGACATTATTGGCCTCCGATAATTTGGTTGATTGTTCGTTCAATTGTTGGGCAAGTTGGGTTTCTTTTTCTCTTGCTTCATCATTCTTTTTGGCAATCTCGACTTGCATCTCAGCATCACGGTCTCCCCATCCAACATGATGCCCGTAGCCGTAAGCACCGCCCACAGCAATCATTGCCCCAATGATGAAATATGGGTTAACCATTCTTCACCTCATGCCGAGCAGCAGCGATTTCTTCACGCACTGAGTCAGCCTCTAGATGTTGGGGTGGGGTAGTGGGGGGAGGGGGGGGAGTCCAGCTTTCATCCAAAGGAGGATTGACCCACACGGGCAAAGCACCGGATGGAGTGGGAGGCGTTATAGGTGGGCTAGAAGGCGCTGTAGTAGGAGAAGGTGATGTAGGTGTTGAAAGCCTATCGGAAATCGCTTGTACGCCCTTTCTGCTCATCACGCCACCGATGCCGCCAACAATGAGTAATACTATGTCATTCATCATCTTCAAATAGGCTTGGTCTATCGGCGCCATGCTCTTGATAGGTTGGGTAACGAATGTCACCGAGTACAGCATTGCAATCACGATACCCGCAAGAATGATGGTCACAATCAGAACGACACTTGCCCAAACATAAGTCTCGACCAATTGAATTTTGTCGTTCATTGAGTATTTGCTCTCAATTGGTTGCATTTGGAACCTCTGCTTTCTTTTCTTCAGCCTTTGGCGGTTCAATCTTGTTTGTCAAGATTGGAGCGACAAGATACTCGGGGCAAGTTTGTGTAAACAGACAGCGGGGCTTTTGGCATTCGGGAAGATCAAACTTGTCGGGGTTCTGACAAACATATCTATAAGTGTCTTGACAGCCACTCAAAAGCAGAACCATCGCAATGGATATGGCAATGACGCACCACAAGAATTTATTTTGATTCATTTTTCATTCTGTCCAAATCTTTACGGTCTTGCTCTAATTGCTGTCGGAGTCGCTCCATCCTCTCGATCTGAGCCTTACTTTCTTTCTGTGTTGCAAGCGTGTCGTAGTAAATGCTCCCAATCAATGGAAGCATCAAGGCGAACACAATCACCATACAAACGAGTGCGACTAGAAACCCCATCTTACTTTTCTGTCCATAACTAGCAAGCTGAAAAACAGAGTCAGATACAGCATGAAAATGAGGCAAACGACCCCGTAGATGGCCTTGTCTTGAATTGCCGAAATCATTTTGCGCCGCTTCCATTCTGCTTCACGAATCCTTTTTTCTTGTGCCAATCTTGCTTGCTCTTGTTCTTCAATGATCTGCACCCTCATCTGATTCACACGGGTATACAAGTTCCCTAACTCTTTGGGAGACTGATACACCATGATCTCTCTAATTTCCTTAGATAGTTTCTCAAACTGAGTTTTTGCCAATTCTCGGTTAAGAGCAGATTCCATGATGTTCTGATTTGGGTCATAAACACTGCGAGACTTTTCTTCTTCTTCTCGAATGTGGTCAGCAAGCTGTTGCTGAATCTTGAAGAACTGAGACAGATTAGCCGCCAAATCAGCAACAACTCTGTTTTCATCCCATACTTCGGGTTCTGCTTTTTTTGGCTTTGGAGCCTCAACGGGTTTATCAGTAGGCTTTTTCTTCTTCTTGAAGAAACCAAAGAACCCACCAACCTCCTCTGCAATCGCAGTGACTTCCTTAGCAGTCTTTTGCGCCGCAGATATTGTGCCCTTAACATCTTTGTAGAGTTCGCATCCCTTTCGGATAGCTGCAACGCATCCGTTTGCCATCGCCAAAAGAGTGAGAGGGTCAATGTCAAAGCCCCAATAGTTTCTTTACGAAATCAGCCGCTACGCCGGGGCCAAGCAACACCGCGAGAATCACAGCGTAGAGCAAGTATTCAATCTTGTTCATACGCTTAGACCCGTCAGACAGTTGATCGACTATCTTGATGTAGCGTTCAGCGCATATTGCCTCATGCACTGCTAACCGTTTATCCACATCTTCACTCACTTTGCTCTTTCGGTAATTGAGCCTCCGCTTGCTCTTTGATCTTCATCAAGAGAGGATAGGCATTCATGCGGGTGGGAAGTTCGCCCAACACATGAAGAATGCTGTTTACTTCTTCAACGGTGAGATTCAAGTCCACATTCATGCTTCAGTGCTTTCAGCTTGTGCAGCAGCTTGAGCCGCTTGATAAGCCGCAATGACTTCAGCAGTCCAAGCCAAATTGCAATGAGCAACGACATTGGCAGGAATGCCCGTCAAGTCTTGCCCCGGCACAAGGCTTGTGCGGTGAAAGGTTTGGCTGATTTGATTGCCATCTTCCATGATGCGTGTTGCTTCACGGTAGAGAACAATGCCGTTCTCAGTGACGGTGATTTGGTCAACAGTGGTTGATTTGGTGATTGACATGATTTCTCCTTAGACGTAGTACACGACAGTAAAAAATAATTGGCAACTTGTATCCATTGGGACATATGAGTCACTAGCGCCAGATGATGTTTGATTTAACCAAATTTCCGTACCAACTAAAAATGGTTGTAAATGCGTTCCTGTGTAAGTCAAACCATTTGCAAACATATTTGCCACTTCATTTTGGATGGCGCTAAATGGCAAACCCGAAATCCGCAAATTTCCTGTCCCTGTATGTGCCGACCAATCAATTGCAATAGAAACATGAACAAATCGACCAATTTTTGTATATACGCCTGTGCGTGTCGAATAAGTGCCAGTGCCAGCAGTTGTCGAACCAACAGCGGAAGGAGTAAAAGTCCCCTCTTCATAATCATCTAGCGTGTTTGCGTCTGATGATGCTGATTGAGTTGCAGGGAATGTGATGCCTACTCCTGTTGCATTTGTTGCTGCCCCATATAAACCTACAGCACCAGTAGTTGAACAATTAAGAATTGTGTTTGAATTTGCTAATACTAGAAATGGGATATTAGATTCAGTTCCAACATAACCAACAGTATCGCCACAACGAAGTACAGCAATTTTACTGTTAGTTGTATCTTGAGAAACAATTCTTGGAGCAGTCCCGGAAACAACTAATTTATAAGCTGGCAAACTCTCCCCAATACCCAAATTCGTTCCATCAAACACCAACGCACTGCCCGTAGTCAGCACCTTTGAGCCATTGAGATAGGCCACACCATTGGCTGTGCCGCCGGACAAAGTAACAGTAGACGATGCACTCAGCGTAGTAAACGCACCCGTACTCGGAGTGGTTGCACCCACAGTGCCATTTACGGGTCCATTGAAAGGGTCTCCATTGGTTCCACTCTGAAAGTCTTTCAGATGGCCCATGATGGCACGAATGGCGTTATTGATGCCACTCGGGGCACAGCCCTCATCAATGTTGATTGATGCTACATCTGTGTTTGAGTTAGCGGTAGCACTGTACTCGCTGATTTTTACTTTTGGCATGATTAGTCCTTAGTCCGGTTGAGCCATTCCGCGCAGTTCAATGTACGGGATATTTTTCGTTTGCTCGGCTTGATACAGCATATTCAAGAGTGCGGGGTAATCAAGTGTAGGCGTTAACTGATTTATGTCTAACAAGCCCTTTGACACTTTGCCAGCACCATAAGCCGCTTCTCCGACCAATCGCGGGGAAGATGCCGCAGCACCCAAACCAGCAGCAACAGGGCCACCAACAGAGAATAAACCCGTTACGCCTAATGGTGCGGTCGCCCGTTGAATACCTCTTGGCATCCAATCTTGCATCGCTTGTCCGGCAAGTGAAGGCATCATCTGTTGGCCTCCGGCTTGCTCTAACTCTTGTGCCAATTTCAAGCGTTGACCATAGTTTGTATTGACATTGTTTCGCATCAATGACTGTAGTTTACGCATTGCAGTATCAGCAGATGCCTTGTCGCCCAATGACAAAGCCCGTTCAATCTCTTTGATCTGTTCAGACGACTCTGTGTATGCCTTCATTGTTTTAGAGTAGGTCGGGGCTTGAGAATTGATCTCGCTCTTGATGGAGTTGTACACACCTTTGATAACCATATCCGGTGTGGTTCTCGGCTTTAGTCCCTCAAGAATCTGCCCAACACTTTGTTTCAATGCGTCCATGCCTTCCGGCGTGTGGTATTCAGCAGGGTCTAACTTCTTCCAATCATCAATCAGAGTTCTTGCTTTTGTCAGTTCATCCGCAGCCGCTTGATTCTTGATTTGACCTTTATAGGACACTTGATTCATTGCGTTATCTAGTGCTTTGTCAATGCCTCCGAAATCAAGAATTGACTTGTCGCCTTTGATGTTTGCCATGTTGGTCTTGTAGGCAGTGCTTCGATCAATTCTCAATTGCTCAAGATTTTGTTTTGCAATGTCCAACACATCCATCATGTTGGCAGAACCGCGCAAATTTGAGGTGAATTCTTTTGCTCGTTGCCCACCTTCTTCGCCAGCTTTAAAGGCTTGCGAAATAGCCTCTTTGCCAACACTTGTAGTTGCACCAAAGATATTTTCAGCAGCACCGCCAATGGCCTTTGTTGCGCTCGTTGCGCCTTTGTATGTCAATGCCAAAGGGTCAATCATTGATGCAGTCTTTGACAACGCTCCAGCCACTTGAGGCAGCTTTGCAGTAGCCGCAGCACCGCCCGTTAGGACGGTTGACATATCAGCCATGAATCCGGCGGGGTCTTGTGCAATCACCCTTTTGACAGCTTCCGGACTGCCATACCGTTGCATATAGAACTGTCCCACAGCATTGGCAGCATCGCGGGATGCTTTATCTTCACCAATTGCTTGAACAAGTCTTTCCGGCAAGATGTTTTGCAGTGCGCCAGCACCAACATCTAAGATTGCTTTACCCGTTTGCAGTGGGCTTGATATTGCAGAAACAATGTCACCAATCATTGAGCCAACAGAACTAGGGAAGTTCTTTACAGCACTAACCGCCACATCAGATGCAGACAGTTGTGGCTGATAAGAATCCATAGTCTTATCAGTAGTCTTTTGACCTGCACGAATTTTTTCAACCATTGCCCTTAACTCTGGTGCATCTGGTGCAACATCATCGGGAATATCTGGAATCGTAATTCCGTCTTTTGTAGTGATTGAATATGGCATATTAGTAACTCACATTAACATTTCTATTCGTATCACCAAATAAAGGTGCTACGCCCTGCGATCTCCTACGCTGATCTATAAGTTTTGCTGTATTTTTTTGCGCTGTCGCAATAGAATCATTAAACTTATTCAATGCTTCCAATGTTGCTTTAGTGTCATTCTTACCAGATGCAGAAATTAAAGCCTCTGCAAATCGCAAAACATCTTTGTCAGTCTGAACGCCTTTTTCTGCACTAACTTTTAAGTTAACCGCATTTCTAACTGCTGACTGCAAATCTGCATACGCTCGACTTTCCTCAGTTGAGTTACCAGTCAAATTAGCTGCTTGATAACGCAAGTTTTGAACAGGGCCAAGTTCAAGTTTTGGTTTCTTAGTGGTGGGGTCTGGAGTCAATGCTTGAATTGGTGAATACAGTTCTTTCTGCGTTGCTTTGTAGCTGTCAATAGCTTGCAAATCTTCATCTTCCGATTTCTGCAAACTTGCTGGCAATGGTTTATTTTTAGCAGCATCAATTTTTTGCTCTGCAAGCATACGAGTAATTTGCTGATTGCCAAGTGCAATGCTTGCTGTCAATGCTCTAGCTTCAGCACTTTGTTCAAGACCTTGCTTTTGAAGTGCAATTTGTTGCTGTTTCATATCGTTGAGTATTGCTCTTTGTTCTGCAATACCCGTTTGTGACTGACCAAATTGTTGAGCAGACTGCACCCGAGTGCCAAGTTCAGCCAATCGCTTATCAGCAGTATCTTGATCAATCTGACCCGTTGCATAGCTTCTCTCGTACTGAGCCGCTACAGCCCGTAATGGTGCGGGAATGGTCTCATCCTTTGTAAATACAGAGAATGGGTTTTCTTGTTGCATACCACCAACAAATCCGGCTTTACGCAATGCGGGGACTTTTTCTGCAATGTTAAAGAATGTAGACAGCGGGTCATTTGACAGCATAGACAATGCTTTCAGTTTGTCCATATCTACATTGATTTCTCGTTTTGCAGGGGTAATCTGTGCCCCCGGCATCAAATTGCCTTCATCATCACGAACAACCCGAGCCGCTTCACCGTACATCGTTTGCTGTTCGGGAGTGACCGTCTGCGTGAAGATTTGCGGGAACATCTGCCGCATTTGTTCTTGCCGAGCCTTTTGCGCTTGTGCTTCGCGTTGCTTGAGCATGAAGTCTTGAATCTGCATCTCTTGCATCTTGTTCTGCAAACCTTCTTGCATAGTCTGCTTGTAGGCTTGCTGACCACCTGCTAGACCTTGTGCTATGGCGAGTGCTTCGTTCCCCGGCGTTCTGCTCGGTGCGCCAGCTTGCAAGAGAGCCAATGCGGTGTTTTGCAGTGCTTGCTGTTGGGCTTGTTGCCGGACGCGATTTAACTCGTCCTCACCCAATAGCCCACCGTAGTAGGAAGGAGTCGTGCCGAATATGTCAAGTAGTGCCATGATTGTCCTTTAACCGAATGAAAAATTCTCATCAGTTAGGTAGTTTTCAGCGCCGTAGTTGTATGGCGAACCCAATTGATTGCCCCAACTTCCAGTTAATGTATTCCATCCACTCTTGAAGAAATTGGTTAACCCGCCTCCGGTGGCTTGATTTCCGGCATTAAACAGATTCAGTCCGAGCAAACCCGTTCCCAATGCCGTAGCGGTTGGGTTCGTGTAATAGGGTGTGGTTTGCGTCTGAGTTTTGCCAGCAGGGAACCCGTAAACCATATTCAGATAGTTCGTTAGGTTTCTCTGAGGTGCGTTTTGCTCAAAGTTGTATCGCGCCATATCAGCTTGTAGAGCCGCAGTCTGATAACCCTCTCCGAGTTGACCAGCACCCAACAATTTGTTGATGTCGCCATAGTCGGCCTCTGCGAGGCCCGGAGCCATGCCGAGTGCTCGCATTTGGTTTTGGCGTTCTTGAGCGTAATTCTCGTAGGACAGCTTACCCGCAGTGTCCGCGAGTTTCTGAGCAAAGGTTCCAGCCGCTTGACTTTGAAGGTCGCCCATCGCACCCGAGCCATACCGTCCGGCTTTTGAGGCAGCAGAGGAAATATCCCCAATGGACTTTTGGAATGCAGTCTGTGCCGCAGTTGCTGCGGGTTGAAATGCGCCTTGAAAGAATGGGTTGCCGCCAAGATAGTCACCCGCGAGCATCCCGCTTACATTGCCTTGCGCTTGAGCCAACAGAGGGTTGCCAGCCATTGCCCTTGCTTGTAGGGCTTGCAGTGCGGTTTGTGTGGCAGTGGATGGGCCGACATACCCTTGACCGGGGTAGAACTTTGGCCCACCGCCTTGATATTGCTTTTGAGCTTCTGCCAAACCATAAGTGAGATATGGTTGGATGTTGGGGTCAATCGCGGTTGTGGTCGTAGTGGTTTGGTCTGGCATAAATGCTCCTTTTAGAAAGGACTCCAGTAGGGTCATCCACTGAAGTCATTGTATCAGCCAACAATCACATATCCATAGGTTTTGTCAGCGGTTGAATTGGCAAAGTGCGTCAGCGTAGCGGTTCCCTTACCCCTTGCACTGACAAACACATTGAACGATGATGAGGTGTTGACATAGCTTAATGTAGCAATTACAGATGGCACAGCCGGACGGGTTGGCGTTGTGCTTGTCGGGTATTGCTCGATGGTTACGCCTACATCTGATGGTCGCCACATGAGTTCCACATAGTCACTAGCCGCTAACTCCACAAAGAAATTTAACGCTGCAACAGTGTGGGAAGCGTCTCCGGATGATTTCCTTGAAGGCATACCAAACCGAGAATTTGACTTATCGATGTTCGTGCCGTTCTTGCGAAACCACACATCCACATCTTGAGTGTCATTTGTCGTGTTCTTAAACTGAATGCTGAATTGAATGTTATACACACCCGCATTCGCCACATTCAATCGACTGCTGTTCGACAGAGTTACCCCGTTTGAATAATCTGTCGTGTCAAAAGTGATGGCGTAAGCAGTCGTAGTGTTAGCCGCTGTTTGATCGGTCGAGTCTTGAAATGCCCCGTAAGGCACAGAATCTGTGTTTGCTGACGCTGTGAGAGGTGTCAACAGTAGGATGCTGTCCGGCCCAATGCGTCTATCAGTGATGGTTGTAGTAGTCGCCCCTCCGGTGGCAAGCGTGACAATCCCCACATTGTTGGTCTTGCCGTTCATGATGCCGTTGACAATCTCCGCAACAGTGCGCGGGTCGCCACCAAAGAAAGGAAGAATCCTAAACATTACCGGATGCCTTGCTGAACAACATCAACATCCATACCCATCGCGGTTTTCCAATTGTCGCCAGTTGGTTGCATCCGCAAACGATGGTACTTGCCGGAACTTCTCAAAGACACTCGGTTATCAGTATCAGCCGCAGATGCCGACCCAAACGATAGACTTTGAGTTAGAAGCGTCCGAGAGGCTACAGAAACACTCGCAGAGCCGTTATCCACCAAAGGACGGGCCAACATCACTATTGAGCGTCCCGCGTCTATATCGCCCGTCTCTAACACCGCTGACTTGTTCGCTCCGGTGAAGGTGATAACCCGTGTTCCATCTGTCCCACCGAGAAAATACTTTCCTCCGGCATACAAACCCGAGTCCATACTCACCGCCAAAGCATCAATAGACGCACTCACAGAATCCAACTGTTCAAGCGTCACAGAGGCAGTAGAAGCGTCTGAAATGTAATCCGCTGTGGTCTCCATATAAGACCATTTGCCAATCGTGAAGTTGTACACAATCAGCTTTCTCGTCCCGTCTGTCGAGAGGTAGTTCCACATAATCAGTTTGCGGATGGGGTCTGCCGCCGATGACATTGTGGTGAAGTCCAAATTCGCGTCATTGAAGAAGAAGCGATCTACCTTCTCCGCACCGATGGGGGTTACTTTCTGCCCATCGCAGACATAGAACCCGTCATCAGACAAGAAGAAGGTTAGCCCTTGATACTGACAAACCGACCCCGCAGCAATACAGCCCTTCCCGCGAGATATATTATCAAATTGGAAGATGAACGGTGTTCCGGCGTAACTCATCCGAGAGATTGATTTCTCCATCAGAATAATCCCAAACTCACCACCGCGAATGCCCGTGATGTGTCCACCATCGGGAATGTCTTGATAGTCAGATTGAGTGTTTACATTCTCCACCCAATCGGTCTCATCATTGATTGCTGACCACCGCACTCGATATGGGCGAGTCGTGCCACTCTCGTCCAAATGGGCACAAACTACGAAATCCCGCACCACAGTGATGAACTTAGCGATAGGCGCACTGTCTGATAGATTCTTGAACGATGAACTTCCATCCGCTGAATAGACTTGCAGCCTCTCAGTGAAGTTAGTCCCGATGATCTGATTGCCAAACAAAGTAAATCTAAACCGTTGGCCTTCTTGTGTGTCGTACCCATCAGCCACCCGTGAAATGGTCACATTCCCCGATGTGGTCGCGGATGTGGTCGTAATCGTGAAAGTGTCCGCAGTGAGTTTAGTCACCGTGTATTGACCGTCTGTTGCTGTGCCGCTTGTGAAGTTTAGGTAATACGAGTCACCCGTTTTCAGCTTGTGAGCAATGGAAGTAACCGTGAGAGTGGTCGTGCCGCTTTGAGAGTAAGTGCCCGTAAAGCTAAAAACACCCGTCAAAGCACCAACAGAGTCCACAGAATAAATCTTGTGTAGGCCAGCAGCAAAGAGTTTAGTCGTGCCGTTTTCGTCTTTGGCGTACACCAATGAGGTCAAATCCTCCGCAGCCGCCGCCGAGAAGTTAGCCTCTGCCGGAAATGCACCGTATCCCGCAGTCACCGGAAAACAGTTTTTAGCCACAGTCAATGCCCCCGTCAGCCCCGGCTGATCGGGTAACCATTCACCTAATGCGATTCTTTGAGTAGGCATCATCCGTTCCTTAACCAATCATTTGAACCCGTTGCCGTGTCTGTCCATGTATTTCCCGATGTTCCCACATCTGTCCATGTACTCGCGTCCGCTGTTACCGTTGTCCATGTGTTCCCACCAACACTAACATCTGTCCATGTATTCGTGTCTGCACTGACATTTGACCAATTGTCACCCAATCGGATGCCAATGCAAGAAATCGTCACCTCTGCGCTAATCGACATTTGTGCTTGAAATGTCGCTGTAGGTGTAGCCGAGACAGTCGCTATTCCGTTCAGTATCCCCGCCGCACTCGATACCAATCCACCGAGAGCAGAGACGCTAGAAGTCCCGTTAACCGACCCGCTAGATGTTCTGATTCTGATTGCCGCAGCCGATACCGTACCCGCACCGGACAGACTAGCCGCGCCATCCCTTACCCTAAACCCGTCACCAACAATAGATGCAGAGCCGGATACAGACGAACCGCTTGAGAATATGCCGCTTCCAGCCGCTAGAACGGTCGCTATGCCACTGATTGACCCCGCACCTAACCTTACCCTTGTCGCACTTCCCGAGACCGTTACAAGCCCCGTGATTGAGGCACTCGAAGCAAAGGTGACTTGTGAGCCGGAAGAAGAAGTAGCGGTGCTGTTTACCGATGAACTAGAGTTCCTTACGCGGATGTAAGTAATCTGTGTTTGTGCTGTACTGCTGACAGACGATGCCCCTGCCCGTGTTGCTACGGGGCTTGCGCTGACTGACCCAACACCCGATGCGGATGCCGCCGCTTCTAAGATGCAAACATTCGCATCTGTCCAAACGGTTGAATCAAGCGAGAAAGCTAGACTATCAATGCTCCCGAATAGGTCTAGCTGTTCAAGCGTGAAAGGGCCACAAACATCCGCCATTACGCAAAGGTGACAGTCAGAGAACCACTAGCGATCTTGAACACATCGCCCGTGTCGATTGTCTTGGAAGTGGTCAAAGCACCATGTACCAACAGATTGCCAGTAGTGAGAGCATCAAAAATCCCAAAGTGGGTGATGGTTCCCCATGAGCCGCCAGCTTGCGGGAAATTGATATCTGCACTAGTGCTAGAAGCACCATTAGAGGGAGCAGCAAAAGTAGCAGACTGACGAGCATAACTCGTACCACTGCACTCAGTACCACTGCCAGCATCAGTAGGGTCGCTCGTAAACAGAGCAACATAAACAGTAGTAGGTGCTGTATATCCGGTGGCCCGTAAGACTTCATTGATAAGAGCATTCTCTAAGTAGTTCGACATTGCAGCCATTTTTTACCTCTTTGATAAAGTCATTGCGAGTGGTACACCCGAGTATTGAGCCGTTTCATCTGAACGAGTCAATGTGTCGATTGCCCTTTGATACATGGTTGCCCATGTCTGAATTCTTGCATCGTTCATGATGTACGGTTCTGCCTCTAAAAGAGCAGCGTACAGCAAAGCATCCGGCGCATTAGCCATAAACGCATTGCTTGAATTTCCGCTTGATAGGAATGTCGGAGCAGAGTAGTACAGCAATTGAAGCGTATATACATTGTCCGGCATTGGGGCTAACTGAAACTCAGTCGCCAAAATTGTGTAGTTCAACGGTTTACCGCGAACATGAGAATCAGTGTTACGAATGAACACCGATGGAGACAAGAAACTAAGCGGTTGGGGTGGGTTCCCCGTTACATAGAAGTCTCTAGCCTCAAGAAAGTCTGACGGTATCTCTACCGTACCGTCACCACTCGTTGTCGTAGTGGTCACAGATTTGAGCATTTGACGAATCCGCAATTCTCTGCGGAGTCTGAGTTCTGCAAACCGGATGAAGTCGGGTATCTGATCTGTTAGGTCGCTACGGGCCAAATAGTTGGCTACCGCTGTACTCAGTTCAGAGAATGTAGCAATGCTCATACGCGCCCCGGTCGTGTTCTAAAAAATCGGTTATCCGGACTGTTGAGCCAATCTTTCATGCGCTTTTGGTCAACGATTGCAAAGCCCCGCATGATGCCTTTTGCATTTAGGTCATCAATCACCGTCAATGGGATTGAAGCGATCTTGTTGCCAAACATATCATCCGACCATTTTGCTCGTTCATCATAGGAATTGAATTCCTTGAGATTTTGCTCAATGTTCGCTGTTACATCTTGGCGTGTCTCAATAACGATGCCGCCATCGCCATCGGCGTGAGCAACAGATTTTCGAAACTCGGTCATAGAAAAACCCCCATGCGGTTAAACATGGGGGCATTCACTCTTAGGGAGTCAAGTCAGCAATGATGCCGTGTGCGGCTTCGTTGTTCACTTGCAAGGTGTATTCCACCAGCAACTGAGTCACTTCAGCGTCACCCGTCTTAGCCAACTCGTTGGTTTGGAAGGGGCGCAGATAGGCAACAGAGGCCATGTCCACATCCAACACAAAGGCAGCTTCATCACAAGTGTTAGTAGATGACATGAAACGGTTGGGAACAATCGAGATTGTGCCGAAATCGCTCATGTACAAATCTGCCGCAGAAATGATGGTGGTGGGCGTATCGCCGGGGGCCATGAAACGCTGTCCAGCGATACCAGCAAAGGCAGAGACCAACTGCTTGTGAGCAGGGTTGACCATCAACACTTTGGGATTGCCACCGGAGGCATACACCTCTTTCACCACAGTTTTCAGAATGGTTTCGGTAAAGGTGCGGTTAGTGCCGTTGGTACGAGTGGTCGTGCCGCTTGCGCCAGCAACACCATCAGTGCCAAAGTCACCGTTGGTTGCCAGCCATGTCTGCAAACCGCCCAGCTTACGAGCAGTGCTAGAGTCACCGTTCGTACTTGCTTGGTTTGACAACAGAGTGGTTTCCATGTCGCGCTTTATTTCTGCACTTGCTTTCGCTAATTGATAACTTTTTTCAGATTTGCGTCCTGCTTTATCAACAGCTTCCAAAGTGCCGGAAATCTTCACGGTCTTTTGGCTGATCTGAGTTTTGTTACCAGCACGAGTGGTCACGCCCAAAGTAGCGTCAGATGCCGTTGACCCTTCTACGGCGGCATTCGTCAAAACTGCGGAGGCAAGTGAATCCGTTTGCCATTCGTGATTGGTAGCGGTTGCTTTGCCCTTGCCAATAGAGGACATAAATGGAGTGTCCGTTGGTGAAATCGAGTAGATAACATCGGAAAGATCTTCCCGTTGACCAATGGAGGTATAGGTTTGGTAGGTTGCCATGATTGAATCCTTAAATTAAACGAACCGTTCAAACGCACTTGCGGCATCTCGGATTTTTCCG